CTTCATTTGTTGTAAATTTATTACGCAAAAAGTTGTTTATATTTTGTGCATCATTATGATAATCTTTTCCAGATTGTAGTGTATCGGAATCTAATTCAAATGTGTTTAGTATGGTATGTTTTGCAAGAGCAACCGATTGAACTTTTTTAGCGATTCGTACTATTGACTTCATACTGTCTGATGCAACATCTTTTTTATCAGAAGAAACACCCATCATAACACTATCATAGTCCCTAAACCAATCGGTAAAGTTATAGTTTAAAACTTTATCTCGAAGGTCTGGTCGTAATTCTTTTACAGTATCGACTATTTCATCCCGTTCTTTTCCCTTAACAAAATCTACGGGAGTTAATGCTTTATCTATTTTTTCTTCCGATTTCTTTGTATCATCAGTATTTTTTCCAGTATCTTTTTCCTGATTCTTATCTTTTGAAGCAGGTTCGTCTGGTTTTCTATGGATTGTTGAGTCATAACTTTTTTTATTGATATAATATTGTTCCCCACTCTTCTTGTTTACAACAAGGATTTTATCGGGATTTTCTGTATCATCTTGTTCAAGGAGTATGTTTTTTAACTTAATCATTGTATTAGTTATGTCTGTTCCCTATCTAATTTACGCTGACGTTTCTTTGCAGCATTCTTTTTATCACTTCTTCTTTTTGATGGTTTGATGTATTCTGTCTTTTGTTTATACAATTCTAGAATACCACTTTCCTTAACTTTTCTCTTGAATATCTTCAACATCAAATCGATATTCATCCCGTTACCCTTAACTTTAACATGAGCAGTTTTGGGCGTTGTACTGTAAACTTGATTGTTCATAACCTATTCCTTGTATTATTTTATTTTGTAGTATCTACCGAGTGTTTGACCCAACTCTTCATAAAGAGCTTCTAATCTTTGTTGCAGTTGTGTCATTTCTGTTGCTGTTTTCTCAAATAGTTTAGCAGATTCTTGCATTTTCTTTGAGTGACGTGTAAGAGTTACCTTATCAAACCAATCACCAGATTCATCAACTATATTCTTTGATGCAAATTCAACCAATTTTTTGATGTGCTTGATTGTTTGTTCTAAATTTGACTGACGGTATACAGATTTTCCATATTCGTTAAATCTAGATATTGCTTCCATATATTGTTGTTTTTCTTCTGCGGTCATTTTTGGCTCTTCTTTTTCGTTATCTTGGTCTACGTTTTCACTTAAAACATTAGACACAACAGAATTTACTATCTTCTTAAATTCCTTAACAGGAATTCTCATCTTTGCTTCTGATTTTGCTTTCTTTGGAAGACCCTTATGTGGAGTGCTTGCATATTTTTCAAGTTCCTTTTCGGACATTGATGATGCAACTTGTTTTATATTCTTACTTACTTTTGAAGCAGGAATTTCCCCACGTTTGTAGGCAAGAACAAGTCCCATAAATTTCTGTTGTTTTTGTGATATTGCTGGCATTATTTATCTCCATCAAATAGACAGTCACAGTAATTACCGATTTCACAGATAATGTTTGTGATGTTTTCGTTTATTCTTTTAATTTTTGGGTCAATTTTTGCGATTGTTTTTAAGTCAACACTTTCTTTGATTAAACCTTCACCAACTACTTCACCACCACCAGCTGGGTACATAAATGCTCCATGTGTGGATGGATTAGATACAAAGTCCCAACCAATCAGTTCAAAATCATCTTGAACTTCTACCGTATTTTCGTTAATTTCTTTTACAGAACCAAGACCTCTCGATGAGATACCGAGACGAATTCCAGCTCCAAGAAGATTCTTTAGAATATTACCAGATGGAGTTGGTAGAATTTCTACCTTACCAATCAAATCATTACCTTGCCAATCACATTCAAGTACATTGTGTGATACATTACGAAGGTTTATAACTGATGAATCCGGATGGTCTAATTCACCAAGAGCACGATTTTCTTTTATTTGATTTGCCTTATATTTCTTCACTTCACGGATAAGAATCTCTTTAGGATAAACACGTCCGTTTTGATTTTTAGATTCTGCTCGTTGAAGAACACCTGAAACAATAACCTTTCCATCATTTTTTGACATAGATTCGTTTAACTGACGAGGAGTTACTGAAAAAAGTATTGTATCTACAAGTAATTGTTTCATATTAGGCACCCAGCTCATTTATTTTTTTACCAATTCTATTTAGACGTTCGCCAATTTTAACAAGTCTATTATGTGATGACCTCCAAAGTGTTCTTTGGTCTACTGACATTTCTGTTTTTAGACGAAGGGCGTGACCCACTGCACGTTCTACACGGAGAAGTGATTGATTCAATTCTTTGATAGAAGTGTTTATCTTTTCACTCGTTGTTTTTGTTTTGTCACCCTTGTAATCCTTATAGGAAGCTTCGTGAAGTGATTTCATAGCTTGTCTATATGATGACTCGGAAACAGTATGTTTTTTCTTTTTAGTATCTGGTGCGACTGTATATCCAAGAACTTCTGCGGTTTCTTTATTTTTTTCTTTAAAGTCTTCTGGGTTTGCAGAGAATGCCTTCGGTGTATCATATCCGGCAACCGCACCAGTTACACTGGTTTCGTGCATCTCACCTTTAAACTTTTTATATGATTCGGACATTTTAATTTTTTTTATGAAAGATTCTACGTTCATGTCTATTACCTAATTAATTGGTTACGAATTAAAGCGTACACAGTTCCAGTATCGACTTTTACACTTGAAAGGGATAACTCAACAATTCCAATACTTCCAGTCAATGTTGATAGTGGTAAAGTTCCACCATTTGAAAGTGAGGCAGTACCGACCGTTCCAGCAGGGACTATAACTCCACCCACACCGAAATTAGAAGATGTAAAATTAGTTGTTCCTGTTGTACAAGTTATGGATTGAAGGAATTTACCAGGATGACCCTTTCTTTCAAATTCATTTCTGGCATCTGATCCATATCGGTTTGGTTGTATTTCATTTGCTGACATTTTTTACTCCATTATAAGTCATTAATCAAATCGTAGTATCTCATAAGAGCAGAGACATGATTTTCGTCAACTGTCTTTATTGTCTGATATGAATCAAGAAGTGAGATTACCTCGGTCAATTTGATTTTCATGGTTTTATCGGCAACTTTCTTAACCTTCTGTTCAAGTATACTCTTGATTTTTTTAGATTCAGTCTGTAAGAATAACTTTAAGTTATTTGTATTACTTACATTACTGATATATTCACGAAGAACTGCCTTTTGTTCTTTGGATAATTCGCCGTATTTGCTGTTAAATTTTTCAACCATTATCTTATATGAAAGAAGACGAATTTCTTTTGGTTCTTTGTATATCGAGTTCATTTCTTCTATGACTGGCTTTTTAGAATCACCCATCATATTTTCTATTATCGTGAATTTTGAACGGGTAATTTCTGAAGGATTATCTAATTCGGTATATTCAAAAATCTTGTAGATGGATGCCATCAATTTATAGTTTTGAACTTTAGTCTGGAAGAATGAATTTATATCGAAATTCTCACTTATGGCTTTTATAAGTTTGTATTTTTCTTCCTTTAACTTTGATTTGTTTATCTTCTTTCTAGCTTTAAGGACTGCTTCTACGAGCATACTTGACTTTGTTTCAGAAGATAATCTTTCTTCGGATAACGTCTTATAAAGACCATATTCTTTGAACAACTCAGTATTCTTATTAAAGAAAGTTTTTAATATGTTGGTAGCTACCGATTCTCTACCAGCAATAATTTCAGATGTTATTTGTCTCGCTAAAAGTTCAAATAACATCCCTGTATTTTTGTATTTTGAGTGTTTAATTTTCTTCATTTAAGTTACCTGTTTGTTATCCTTCATATAATAAATATGACTATAAATTAGATTTCATCCAATAAATTATTCTCATCAAGAATACCACCACTCGTATCTACTTCATTAGATGATGGTTTTAAACTTTCAGATATAACAGATTTCGTTTTGATTTTAACCCCGCTCATATTTTTAAGAACGTCTGTTATTTCACGAGTTAATTTTGACTCATTGGATAACGGCGAGTTCCCCCTATAATTATGTCCTGAACTTAAATTAACATCAAGTGCGCTACCAACACTTTTTCTTCCAATTGGGTCTCTACCAAAAGGACTATCATCTGTATTATAAGAGAGATTCTTTGCCGGTCTTCCAGCACCGGGCCATCCACCTTCAGGAACTTCTACGTCATTTATTTGTTGTTGACGTTTACCACCGTGGAGATTCATCATTGCCAAATCATGAGGTGTTCCGTATGATTCTTTTGTTATCTTAGGGTCATTACCTTCATTTTCAATTTGTTTTTGACGGAATTGCAACTTAATGTCTTCAATTATCTCATTCTTTTCAAAGTCTGCTTGGTCTTGACTCATATTGAAAATGTTAGAATAAATGTAATTCAAAGACATCAATCTCTTTTCCATCAATGAACCAGCCAAATCTACTTTTTCTTTCATGAGTGCAATCTTCTCTTGTTCATAGATGATAGAAGGACCAGTTAAAGAAAGTTCAAAATCAACAAGTTCTGCGTTCTCATATCCTTGTGAGTAAAGGTGAACAATTGCAATCTTGGTCAATTCAGAAATAACAATACGTTGTATTCTTTCGATTGTTCTTGCGAATCGAATGTCAAGTGCAGCAAGTGTTGCCTTTCCTTCAAGTGATTCATCATATCCAAGATATGCCTTTGGAATTTTAAGAGCAGCAAATATCTTACTCTTTAGATACTCAACGTCTTCGATTGCTTGATATTGAAGACCCGGTAAGGTTTCAATTGCAGTTCCAGCTTGACCACCACGAACAGGAAGATAAAAATCTTCCAAGATGTTTTGCATATTATAACGAAGATTGTAATCACCAGTTTGTTCGTTTACAACAGGTGTTTTCTTCATTTGATTCATGATGTTTTGCATATACTGGTCAACTTCCGCAGGTGGAATGTTACCAATATCAATCTTGAAAATTCTTTTTTCAGGTGCTCTCATGATTCGGTGAATCAACATGGCATCTTCCATAAGAACCAACTGCTTGTAAAGTTTACGAGCACCTTCCAACATCGACTTACCATAAGGTAGGAAGTTGGTATCACCTAAAAGACGGAAGTGAGCAACTTCATAGTTTTGAAACTCACCTTTACCAAGTGGACCTTCGTAGATAAACTTCGTCATATAGATATGTTCAGGGTCAGTTCCTTCATCACGTTGCATTTCATATGGTGAAAGTGGAACAACGTTTGTTACACCGAGACCATCTTTTACGTCGAGATACAAGTAATTGTCTCCGTATTTACAAAGATTACGAATCCACGGCCAAAGATTATACTCTACGTTAAGAATATCATAAAAAAGATTATGAAGAATCTTTCTAATTGAATCATTATCGGAACGTATTGTTAAAACATCACCAATGTCATTTTTTAATGTAGACTCATCTGCATAAATGTCAAGTGCTGAACAAATAATGGCATCCGTGTCCATTGCTTCGTAATCTGTATAAAGGTCAATCTTTGTTGCAGAGAACGAGTTGTACTGATTGTAAACAGAGATAGGAGTTCCACGAGTTCCGTGTAATCTTCCATAACGGTCAATAACTTTTGATGTGTGTGGGTTTCCGTCTGCTTGATAACGAGCAGTATCGACTACTCTGAGTCGTTTACCTCCAACGTTTCTTACCACGACGTTCGTGGAGAAAAGTGTTTTTAATCTATCAAACAATGATTTTTTTTCAGCCATTTTACACCTATTTTCTGTTTATAGTATTCCATACATATAAGTATGTGTTTTTTATAGTAACCAAGTTAAATCTTCACTATTGTTACCAATTTTCTGTTCCCATCCAGCATCCATTTTTGTATTTCTCATATTTGCAGTATTGAATATACTTGTTGATTTCTGCATATATTCTAATGCCAATTTTGTTTTCATCATACCTTCTTGACGTAGTTTAAGTGCAGTATCACGAACCCACAATCCCATAGCAAATGACATAACCAAGTCATCGTTATATCCTGTTTGAGCTTCGGCTCTACCACCTGACCAAACAAATACGAACATCTCTTCTGCTAAACGATTTGATTTTATAACAGGTGAACGTTCTCTGAAATACATCTCATACTTTGATACAACGAGTGGTCTTGTTTTTGATGTCATTGAGAATCCAGGAACCATCTGTGACTTGTCTTTAAGGTCATATCCTTTCGGTATGTGAACCGAAGGGTCTGTATAACCATCTTCTTTGTATGTGTAGTAAAGGTTTGGATAACCACGGTCAATTATCTGTTGGATTACTGCCCATCCAATGTTAGCGTTTTCAACTACAAGAAGTGCATCGTTATATTCTGTTGCCATAGATACAAGAAGATTTCCATATGACTTTGTATCTAATTTACCTTGATACTCCGCAACCTGTTCAATATTTTCTATATCCATAACATGAAATGCGGAATAATCCTTACCGTCACCACGGGCAACGTCAGCACATATCATATACGATTTATTAGGGTCAGGGTCATCCCATATCCATAAGGCACCTTCGGCACCTCTCTTTTCTCTTGGTTCACATACATATGTCTTTTGATACCAGTCGATTGTGTTACCGTCAACAACAGATTGACCCGATGAAAGGAAGTCACCGTCACACTCTTGAGCAGCAAGTGCCGGTCCGAGAATGATGTCTTGTTGGTCTCTCCAATCTTGGTCTCTTTCAGGGTGAACCGTCCAATGAAGGAAGATTGGATTGAAAGCACTCTTCCCAGTCTTTGCATTAACCCATTGTTTATGATAAAAATTACCAACCCCGTTAGGAGTCGAGTTGATAATTGCAGAACCACCAGTGTTGATTGTAGACTGTGCAGAAGCCCAAATTTCCTCGATGTTATCGATGAACGCCGCCTCGTCAATAATGAGAAGTGAAAGTGCTTCCGAACGAGCAGCATCTGCCGCCGCTGATACAGCTTTTATCTGTGAACCATTCTTTAAACGAAGTGAAAGTTTGTTATCTTCTACAACCGTGGTTTTTAACCAAGATGGAAGATTATCATACATAACTCTAACCTTCGTTACAAGGTTCTTTGCAGTCTCTTGTTTTGTTGCAATAACGAGAATGTTTTGGTCTGTTTGAAACAACATCAACCAAAGAGAATAACCAGCAATAAGAGTTGAAATACCTAACTGACGAGACTTTAGACAGATATTATATCTGTGGTCTCTGAAATCTTTTAGAACGTCTTCCTGAAAGTTCCATAGTTCGAAGAGAATTTTACCACGAACAGGATGTTGAATCTTTGCATACTTTTTCATAAAGTAAACGGGGTTTGCCGCACACTTTAGATATTCTTCTTTGATTATATCCCGTAACGTTTTGTTTTGTTGAACCATTACAATATCACGCCCAAAATGATTGTTGCAACCGTTGCACCACCACCAAACCACAACCACTTATTGTCATACCATTTTGGCATAAGAATATCGATTGTTTCACGTAGTTTCTTATTTTCCTGTTCCATTGTATTTATAACGTTCTGACGGTTATCGAGTTGTTCTTGAAATAAAGAAAAACGTTGTTTTTGTTGTCCGATAAGTGTGTCTTGTTCTGTTATAATATTCTTTTGCCAGTTTATTATGTCAAACTGACCACGAACTGTGTCTTTTAGGGCTTGAATCTTATTTGCAAGTGTAATTACATCACTTTTTGGTAAACAAAGAACTGAGTCTTTGGATTGCCCATTTGATGTAGTAAATGCAAGAAGAAATAAAATTGGTAATGTCCATTTCATGTTACTCCTTTATAAAATCTTTTAGGAAGTGTACCGCCGAATCTGCATTGTTTATTTGAGGTGTTGTTTTGATTACAGGCGGTCTCTTTTTTAGAGAATCTATCTTACTTTCTTGGTTTGCAATTTTAGAATCCAGTTCACCAGCAACAATCAACAAACTATCATATTGATGATGATATTTGTTTACTTCCGCACGAAGTGAATCGGCTATTCTCATGTTTTCTGTTACTCGGTCATCGACCATCATAGAAGAATAAATAGCCATACCAACACCACCGATAGCGATTACTGGTATCAGGATATTCATAATAATGTTCTTTATCATTTACTTACTCGGATTTGTTGATACCATTTTAGCTTTACCACGTCTTGTTGAACCATACTTTCTTTTACGTGTTACCGCACTTTTCTTTTGTTTAGAAGACATACGAGAAGCACGTCCTGCTGGTACACATTTTGGATAAGCACGTTTACCACCTTTTCTCGATTTAGAACCGGCAGATGCACCACAGGCAGGATGACCTCCCGACTTTGTTTTACGAGATATGTCAACCCACTTTTCCTTGAACCACTTACGAAGTCCACCTGAAGGTTTCTTTCCTTCCATAAGATAGCCTTTCACGTATTCGCGGATAACTAAACGGGCGATATGTTCTTGACATGGTGTCATAAAGATAAATATGATATTACTTCAAACTCTTGAATTTTTTGTATGTATCTAACGGATAAAATTTTTCAACACCAAATCGGAGTGAAGCGTCATCATAGTTATCTCTAATTAAGAAATATACATTTTTTAATTCAGATGGCAAAATACCTTTGTACCATTTATTTACATAAAATTGAAGACCATCGTTTATAACTTGTCCAAGTCTGTATCGATAAGGTTGTTTCATAAGTTCTATTCCTCTCAACCGAGGAGATATTATCGGACCACCTTCAAAAATAGATTCTTTTGTTTCAATCGTATCTCTAAAAGTATATCCTGTTGGATTTGATATTGTTATAGGAAGATTTGATTGAGACCCACCAAGTCTTTTATCATATCCTAGATTTGTTAGTGTAACTGTTATTGCAAATTGATATTCGTCACTACCAGTTATTTTTTTAACAACAGACTCGTGTAAATCAACTGTTATATCCATATATGCGGGTTTTAATCTATCCAAATCTATTGTTAATCCAAACAAATTGTTTTCTTCAAATACCGATTTTGTCTCTTCTTCGAATGCTTTAGAAACATCTTCTTGAACCGTACCATACGAAGGTTTATTACTCTTACCAGACCCAGTTCCTGTCCCAGTTCCAGTTCCTGTCCCAGTTCCAGTACCTGTCCCAGTTCCAGTACCTGTTCCTGTCCCAGTACCTGTTCCTGTACCTGTTCCTGTACCTGTTCCTGTCCCAGTACCTGTTCCTGTACCTGTTCCTGTTCCTGTTCCAGTACCTGTTCCAGTACCGGTTCCAGTACCGGTTCCAGTTCCTTTTTTAATTGTACCCGGTTCTTGGTCATTCGGTATTCCATCACCGTCTTTATCAGAATCTTTGTCATTCGGTATTCCGTCACCGTCAATATCATCATCCAAATAATCCGGTGTACCATCACCATCTGTGTCTTGATTTTTAAGAACGTCTGGTATTTTTAATCCTAAATCTGGTAAACTTAATATACCAACCCACGGTAAAATTAATGGTAATGGTGATGGAGCAGATGGGATTAAACCACTATAAATACCAGCGATTGTAAACTGATGTTTAATCAAAGCATTTACAAATCCAGATAAAGCCATCTCACTATCTTTTTGTTTTAAGCCATCCTGAAGTTCTTTATCAAGTGGGGTTGGTAGCCCAGGAAATACAACTTGACATCCAGCCGTCGGTGCAAACATAGGTGGCATTGGTGGTAACGGTGTAAATGTTGAGTTCAACCAATAAAGACAAAAACCAAGAGACATTAACATGAATCCTGGTTCTATCTTATTTTTATCCGTACTTACAGATGTTATTCTTGAATTAACTTCTAATCCAAGTTGCAGGAATGTTTTTAAAGTATCTTTGTCACCTTTTATTAGTTTAGCACCGAAAAAAGGTCCACTACTACCAATGTTTGACAAATCATATGCCATTGCAATTGTATCAGCAGCTTCAGCAGGGTCTTTAATTGATTGTGCGGCTATGTATGGTCGAAGATATGATTTTAAAATTTCTGCATTCATTATTAGTGTCCATCATGTTTAGCAGTAATATGTTTCTTTATATTTGAAATATCTATTACTCGTTCGCAATGAGGGCATTGAATTTTTTTCTTTTTTAGTGCCGATTCTGATTTTCTTTTGTTCGCTAATTCTCGATTTGTTAGATTCATTTTTTTACCACGATTCCATGCCGGCTTTCCACGAGTTGACTTTCCTGGATCTCCTGATGATATTCTTTTATGCACTTCTTCTGGGTCATACATTTTTGTCCAACTGATAATTCTACCGGACGAATATCCTTCTTTTAATATCTCTGCAAATTTTTTTCTATCTACTTTTGAAGCTGCATTTTTTGCCCACTTTATTCTTTCTTCTTTTGTTGCAGAATGAAATCCCAACTTCAAATCTCGTGTTAAATCACCACCTTTTTTACCACCGATAGACGCCCATTTTGTAAATTCATTTTTATGAATTTTGGTATGTTCTTCTGCACTAACACATTGTAGATTAGAAATATCATTATTAAATGGGTTTCCATCTATATGATGTATGTGATAACCTTTGGGTATTTTTCCGTAATAAGATTCGTAAATCTTACGATAATTTACACCAGACTGTTTGTGTTTTTTGCTCATATTTAAGTTTTATCTATGGCACCTTTACCACTTGAAGGCCAACCAAATCTACAACTCCAGTATCTTGGTTTCCATCTCTTACCTGGAGAGTGGCACCGATGTCTTGCACGAAATGACTTACGTCTTGCAGCATTTGACTTTTTAATTTTCATTGTTTTAGTTCCACCCGAACCTTTATGTCCAAAGTTTACTTTTACAACATTTCCTTTCGGATTTTTAACATAAACAGCAAACTTTTTTGGACCACCAGCTGTTCTGAATGGTTTACCAAGAGATACCTTACGTCCTCTGTATTCTGCTTCACCGAGAACTTCTGTTCCTGATTCTTGTAATCCAAAATGAAGTTCAACAATATTTCCACAACTGTTTGTTGAATATCCTTCAAGACGATATACCGGATTGTTTATTGTCACCGATTCATTACGATAACCACCACCGGCAGCTTTATAAGCTTTTACAAGTGCGGCCGAGGCATAAGCACTCGGCCATACTTTGAATTTTTTCTTTATACGTGACTTTACACTACTGTATAATTTTTTATTAGTAGGTACCGCACGTTCAATAACAATAGACTTCATATTTACATTACCTTGTCTGTGATAGATGATACATTTACATCAGTTGAGGCAGAACTACCTTTACGTGAGAACTTCTCGGCAGTAGCAACACCAAGACCGACGATGATGATATACATAAGACCTTCAAAAATAAACTCTGTTATTTGAAAACCCCAAAAAAGATTTGCACCCCATGTAACTAACATGGCAGCAACACATAAAAACGTAACAACTCTCTTTGATGACACCGAACCGTCTACGTCTGAAATCATTGATGACAGACCACTTTTAAGTTGTTCGATCACTTTCGTTCTCCAATTTTTGAATAAAATCCTGACGAAACTTTTGAAACTCTTCTTCTATTTTTTGTAAGATTTGTTCTTTTGTTATACCCGAACTCCATTTTTCAGAATCTCCAAAAGAATTTGCAAATTCTACTTTTGAAAGTTCTTCAGCAATTAAGTTCTTATCTTTCTCTGCTTCTGCCAACCATGATAGTGCATTTTCTTTCATCTTTTCACGTTCGTATTCATCCCATTTACCTTCTAATCTAATTTTATGTTCCATGTCAATTACACAATCAAAACACATACCATGAATCATTCTCATTTTTTCATCCATACGTTTTGGCATGGTACAGGTACAAGTTTCTTTTGGACACTTTGAAAAAGAATTTAAATAGTGGTGTAACTCTTGTTGCCACTCTTTTCCTAATTTCATCGAGTAACCTTCTTTTTGTTCCCACTCATTTCCATCAGAATCTGTCCATTTATCTCCTACTTTTCGTATAGGTTTATCGTTTGTTTCTCCACCATACCCAACTTGTATCTGATTTTGAGACTGATGTTGGTTATTCAGAAGTTTTTTAACATCCTCTATACTATCAATTTTTACCATATACCACCAAAATTAAATGAAACTATTTACTATAATTATGTTTTGAATTTGAAATAATTCAGAAGTTGATTGATTGGTGCAAATGTACCTGTCAATTTATACGTCTTACCTTTAAAAGAGAAAACAATTCCTTCAAGTGGTACGATTGAATCAATTCCACCAGCACCCTCTATTCTCTTGAGTTGTTTTTTTAAAGTAGATATATCCTCTAATTTATTAGAATTTGAAAGTGTGTTGATTGCGAGTTCGACTTCTCTACGAATTTTGTTAGTAGTATTCGTTGGATTTAAAGCCATTACATTTTGAACATTCTTCAAAATTTCTGCACCGAACTCCAAGACCAAAATTTCAAATGGAAGAACGTTGGTTTTTACTTGTTCTTCTACTTTAGTTTTATCCATTTCTTTTGCCCACTTCAAAACGTTTGAATCTGGTATGTTTGAACTGTTTAGTGCAAAAGATTTATCGTTAAATGCCCATCTCTTAACCAAATTATCTTTTACAGAGTTTTCCAACTCCAATCCATTTTCTTTTAGACTTTTATTTATGTAACGTTTCCACCATCTTTGATGCCAAACACCGATTGTATCTGTATCAGAACATTTCATTTTATTTTGTAGTGCTGTTAATTTTCCTATGAAATATCCTAATCTTTCGTTGAACTTTTTGGATTTTGTAACTACTATTCTTTTAGGTTCACTTATTTTAAATGTACTTTGAGTATGAGCATTTGCTTGTTTAATCATACCAGCTAAAATTCTAGCATATTGTGGAAAATCTTCTATCTTTTCACCACTATCATTATACAAAGAAACACCGTGAAAAACAATGTATGCACCGTCATAGTTTATGATGTTTTGACTTTTTGGGTACATTACTTCAAGATTCATCCACGCCTTACCACCTTGAAAAATTTTCTCTTGCTGTTTTGGAGTAAGTTGTTGAATTGATTTTTCCAAATCAGAGAAAGCAATTGTAAATGCCTCTTCAATAGCACCACGACCACTAAACTTTGTCTTAATTGTCTGATAGTCCATTCCACCATTTTTGATGTCTGATTTATTTCTGGCAGCATATAGTTTACCTTCTCTAAATGAAGCAAAAAGATTTTGACCGTCTAATTTTTCAGTTGGATTTCCTTTAACAGTAATTTCACCAGACAATCCAAGTCTAAACATTTCTTTCATGTCACCAAATGTAAGACCAAAATCTTCAAATGGATGAGCCATGTGTCCAGCAGCACCACCTTCTGTAATAAGTGGTCTATCATCTTTGGCAACTTCTGTAAATACTTCATTCCAAAATTCTCTACGAACAATATCAAGTCTTTCTTTTTCGGGTTCTGTATTTTCTGGGAGAAGATTTATTTTGAATTTTTTAGCAAGTTGGATTATTATCGGAATCATTAACATAGTTCCTGGAATTGGAATCGCTGCTATTGCTCCAAGTCCAGTTAACTTTAAAAGGTCTTTCATTTGATTTCTAAATAATACCTTTTCACGGTCTGTTATTTGTCCTGTTTTAATAAACTTTTGTAATATTGGAAGCAAATCCTTTGTATCACCATATTCCTTTTTAAGAATATCGAAGAACATCATACTTTGTTCTTCTGACATATTTAAAAGAACTCGAAACCATTCATTCAAGTCTTCTTTTAGTTTACCACGTTTTGCATTGAGTTTACCAATAACCATGTTAAAAATACCAGCATCAAACCAACCAAAAATTTGTTTAAATCGATGTTTTAATTCGGATAATTTTGCTGTTTGGTCTCCGAGTGCCTTACGAATATTTGTTCCTGACATTTCTCCCGCCGATGGTATGTTATATGATACGTGTGGTGCATACACATAGTAGGTGTATGGGTCATCTAAATCTTTTGCTGGAACATATGTGGTTTTATTAAATACCATAAGTCGTTTGAAACCACGGAGTCTTCCCTTATCCTTTTCACCAATCATATAAACAATAGTAGTTTCTTTTGGATCGAGACCCGATTTTTCAAAGAATTGAAGTGGACTATATGGATTTGTTACTTCTATTATTTGACTTTCTGGTACACCGTGCTTTAACATTATTCTTTTCTTTTCACTAAATGTGAACGGTGACTTTTGACCATCTACTTTATTAGAAGTTACAATATATGTGTTTTCTGTTCCAAATTGTTTTCTTAACCAAATATATGAATCTTTGTGATGGACTCCCATTGGTTGAAAACGACCAGGATATACGGCAACAAGATTTCCTTTATCAGAATTATCTTCATTAAAAATTTGAAGTCTTATTTCTTTTAATATACTTTCGACGAGTTTACTCATTTATCACTCCGTTCTCATCTGGTGGTGTTATTAATCTATATGTTGGGTCATCCATAGATGGTTTTTCAGGCCATATTACCATATCAGGTGATTCATAATTTGTTATATCACGTAATGCCTGACGGTATGTTGTCCATTCTAATTTCTTTTCATCTGACATTGGTACATCTGAAAGTTGTGTCCAATCACATTCTTGAAGATAAATTGCTCGTTGAGCACGAATGTTAATCCATTTCTGGTTGATTAAATCTTGTATTTCCGATTCTGTTTTTGTTGCAACAGTTTGATACTCAACTACTTCGGTTTCTTCTATTACAAAATAAGAACCGGTTACTTTATCGTTTTCACCTAAAGTTGCTTCAACAAAACGATGGGGATACCAACCATATAATTTAAGAGTATCATTGTCCAATACTTTAAAGTTGGAAATATTCTTCCAATTTATTGGTAACATCACCGGACCTTCTATTACTTGTCCATCTTGGACATACACGTATCTCATATTTACTCCGTTATCTTAATAACTATAAATATGAAATTAGACAGAAAACGAATCCCAAAGTTCTTTCCAATCTAAGTAAGGGTCTTTTTGTGTTTCATAAGCCATGTGAAGAGCTACCGATGGAATTGGAGTGAATAGAGTTACTTCTTCTCTCCATATTTTATTTATCATAGTTGATTCATTGACGTGATTCATTTCACCCCAAAGAGTTCCATACTCTGTTGCCATTGTATAAAATACGTGCCATCTGGCTCTAACTATCTCCGGATTACAAAGAAAGGTGAACGTGGTATGTAGATTTGTTCTCCAATGACGGTTTTTACCATAAACAATACGGCAAGGTTCTATCCAAACAGGTAAATAATTATCAGGGTCATCGAATGGATGAATAGAGATTTCTCTACCCAAATTTTCTTTGAACTTATAATAGGAGTCAACCATCTCATCGATTGCAGTCGGAAAGTGAAGGTAATCATCTTCCACAAAGTAAACTAAATCAGCATCCGAATCTCTACCACGTTCAAATTGAGCCAAACCACTTCCTTGCCAACCTTCAGATTCTAATGGTATGAAATTGTAAGGATGTTTTGTCCCTTTGAAAATCTGATGGAGTTCTTCTATCGTTTGTTCTGAAGAATGGTCATCGTACCACCAATACGTTATATCGTGTTCCGAATTATTACAAGTTTCTACCAAAGATTTTACACATTTCTTTACCACCGTTGTTTTATTTGCTTTACAATAACGTGGGTCTTTTGATACGTGAATTTCCCTCTTATCGTGGGTTCGTAAGATTACATCTAATTTAATCATTCTTTTTCCCATACCGTCAGTTTTTTATCGTATCTGTTTATGTAATCGTATCGACCAATAAACTTGAATTTCTTACTCACTTCTTCTTCGATATTGATACCATCGTCATTCCAAATGATATTACGAGTTTCGTCAATACCACTCGGAACAAATCTCTTTTCTTCGTTCATCAAAACAAACTTACCACCTTTGTTCAGAATCGAATGGATAAACTCAATATCTTGGATTGGATGTTCACTGTGTTGTAATACAAACAAAGCCATAACAAGGTCGTATTTCATATCTTCCGTCGGTACAAATCCTTTCGAATATACCACGGGTGTAAATATTCTACTTAACACAAATTCGTTTGCCCAACCCAACATAGGTTCACTAATATCAAACCCCGTCACGGGACAGCCAAGTCGTTGTATGAGTGCTTTACTCATACGACCAACACCACAACCAAAATCTGCAACCTTTGAGTAATTGTTCGCCAGATTTTCTTTTAATAGAAAGTCTAATAGAAACATCGTTTCTTTTGTAAACTTTTGCGGTACTCGACCATCTGGAGTAAGGCAAATATCCTTTGCGTGTTCTAAACTTTTAGGATAAAAAGCTTCCTTCAAGTATGACATACGGATTACCCTTTATGTTCTTCAGCTAACTTTGTAAGGTCTTCTCTAATCTGTTGGAATGGAACATCCCATTCACCGTACTTTACTTGACGGTATAATTTTACTGAATCATACCATCTTGAACCGTCACCAGGAACTGCCCATGTATAATAAGGCATAATTGGAGTTAGAACCCAAGTTGGTTTACCCATTGCTGCTGCAAGGTGTGCAGTCGCGGTACACGAACTAATAATAATGTCACAGTCTGCCATAATGTTTGCGGTATCATCCCACGACTTCATCTGTTCTCTCATGTCTCCGAACGGTAGACCATCAATTAGATTTTCATCACGTTGAAGTGAATAAAATGTTGTGTTTGGAATATCGTGGAGTCCAATCATTAATTCAGGTGGGAAACGGCGATGTTGTTCATCTTCAAAATCAGGACTACCCGACCAACGAACACCAACCTTTAAAGAACCTTTCTTTGCGAAAAGTGTTCTTCGTTCTTTTGGTTTTAAGAACGGTGAACCATCAAGGTCTTCATATTCCATGTCCAAGATAAATGCAGCTGACATAGCTGGAACCCAATAGTCATAATGAGCACCGAGTGCAACTTCATTATCAATACAAATATACCCGTGACGAGAAAATAATTCTTTTAGTTCTGGTGCACAAGAAACAAGAACCCTTGCTCCTTTTTCTTCGAAATTTTTTGCAAAACGGAAGTTAAGAATTTGGTCTCCGTAACCACCTTCACATCTGAAAAGAAGTGTTTTTCCTTCAAGTGGCTCATCCTTCCAAATTTTTCCTGGAAGTGGTGGTAATCCAAATACATCGATATACCGACCGTAGTTAAAATGTTCCATTGCCTTTTTGAGATTACCGTGTCTCATTTCGTGCCAACCAAGATTAAAAAGAACCCGTAGGTCATCTTGTGGTTGGGAACGTAGAATATCCTCACTAATTTCAGGATGTCCGTTGATTGAAGCTTGAAGTGCAATATCAAGTGGGTGCATTTGACCCGGTTCTATTTTGTCTGCTCGGTTCTTCATATGATACATAACCTTTTATTAAACGTAACTTTTTTGTTTACTATAAATATGGAATGGTATGAATATAGTAAAATTTTTTTGGAATACCAATCTTTTTATTCTTGACGAATAGCTATGGTATGCGATATACTAGAACATGATTTAATCCACTTAGAGTATGTACCGATTTGTACTGGCACAGAACTAGGAAGTAAACTTGTTGGGTTACCAAGTTGACCTTCTGCATTTCTTCCCCATGCCCAAAGTGTGCCGTTTCCACGAATTGCAGTTGTGAATAAGTATCCAGAATAAACAGATACCCAGTCTGTAAGTGTTCCAATTTGAACAGGTGATGATCTATTGATGATTGTACCATCTCCCAATTGACGAAATGTATTAAGTCCCCATGCCCAAAGTGTTCCATCTGTTTTGATTGCCATTGTATGTGAAACACCAGCAGAAACCTTTGACCAGTTTGTAAGTGTACCGATTTGAATTGGAGAGGAACGTGTTGTTACCGTACCATCACCGATTTGACCGGCGGTGTTTGTACCCCAAGCCCAAAGTGTTCCTGTTGTTTTTGTGGCCACACCGTGGTCTCCACCAAGTGATAATTCTGACCAATTTAAATCAGGTTGTACAAGAACGGGTGTTAATACGCTTGCGGTAGACGAGTCTATTGTATTATTAAAACCAAGTTGACCTTGAGAATTTCTACCAAATCCATACAAATTACCGGTAGTTGTAATAGCAATAGTGTATGAAAAACCAGATGAAACATTCGACCAATTTGTAAGAGTTCCAATCTGGACGGGAGATGATTTTGAAACAGTGGTTCCGTCACCCAATTGAGCACTTGAATTCAGTCCCCATCCCCATAGAGTTCCATCGGTTTTTATCGCCATAGAATAGTCAGAACCGGCCGATACTTTTGACCAATTTGTAAGAGTTCCGATTTGAACGGGTGAACTTCGATTGATTATATTATTTTGTCCAAGTTGTCCTGATCCGTTTGTGCCCAATCCCCAAAGAGTTCCGTCCGTTTTGATTGCGATTGTGTGTGAAACACCACATGAAACATTCGACCAATTGGTCAGAGTTCCGATTTGAACTGGAGAATTTTTACTAACAACAGTTCCGTCTCCCAACTGCCCACTCGTTCCTAATCCCCATGCCCATAATGTACCATCTGTTTTTATTGCTGATGTATGAGTTGCGCCGCCGGAAATTATTGACCAATTTGTAAGAGTTCCAATTTGAACGGGTGAACTTCTGCTTATAAAAGTTCCATCACCAAGTTGACCAGATGTATTCCATCCCCATCCCCATAATGTGCCGTCAGTTTTTATAGCCATAGAATAAGATGAACCGGCAGAAATCTTTGACCAATTTGTGAGTGTTCCTATTTGAACGGGTGAACTTGTATTCACAACAGTACCGTCTCCAAGTTGTCCTGACGTATTGAGTCCCCATCCCCATAAAGTATCGTCGGTTTTTACGGAGAGTGTGTGAGCTTGTCCTCCTGCAATTTTAGACCAATTTGTAAGAGTTCCTATTTGAACAGGTGATGATTTTGATACAACTGTATTGTCACCAAGTTGTCCTGATCCGTTTAAACCCCATACCCATAGAGTTCCATCTGTCTTTATAGAAAGTGTGTGGGATTGACTGGCCTGTTCTGCAGGTATTTTTGACCAATTTGTTCCTGAGTCAACTAATCGTGGGGCCGTTGGATATATTCCTAATTTACCACTTGTAATATTACCCCAAGCCCACAAAGATCCATTTGTCTTTATAGCCATTGTTATCATTGCCCCATCACCACCACCGGCAGAAATTTTTGCCCAATTTGCATCTGTTCCTATTTGAACAGGAGAACTTCTATTAATTATATCACCCTGGCCAAGTTGACCTCTATCATTTGCACCCCAAGTCCAAATTGTGTTATCTGTTTTCAAAGATATTGTATGTGAATGAGAAAGACTTACTTGCGACCAGTTTGTGAGTGTACCAATTTGTACAGGTGAACTTCTAAAAACAACAGTATTATCACCAATTTGTCCGGCGTTATTTGCACCCCATCCCCACAGAGTACCATTTGTTTTAATACCCAGTGCATGCATTCCTAAAGCACCGGTATCAATATTTGACCAATTCGTTAAAGTTCCAATTTGTACCGGTGATGAACGTTGCATCGTATATCCGAGTTGACCTGACGTTTGTAATCCCCATGTGTAAAGATTACCACCGGTAGATACGCCGATTGAATGTGAACCGATTCCGTTTACATCTTTCCAATTTGAACCCGGTAATTGAACAGGTGAACTTCTTGATACAATTGTACCATCACCAAGTTTACCTGTTGTATTTGTTCCCCAACCCCAAAGATTTCCAGAGGTGGTTATAGCAACAGAATGGTCTATGTTTGAGTTTACTTTTGACCATGACGTAAGGGTGCCGATTTGAACAGGATAACTACGACTGATAACTTGACCGTCACCAATACGACCGCCACCACTATTTCCCCAAGCCCAAAGTGTACCGTCATTTTTTACAGCAAGTGTATGGTTAGCGCCAGCAGAAACTTCCGACCAGAATCTATCATCGCCAATTTGAACTGGTGAGGAACGTGTGGTTCTTGAGCCTATAAAGTTTAGACCCAATTGACCTTGTGCATTCAAACCCCAACCTAACATAGAACCATCCGATTTTAAACCGATGATATGGTTTTGTCCACGACCAATTTCAAACCAATTTGTTTTTGTTCCTATTTGGACAGGAGAGTAACGAGTTGTTGGTGCAGTTGGAAATGTACCAAATCCTACATTTGAGGCAAGTGTATCACCGAGATAGTTTGTTGCAACACCCCATCCCCAAAGTGTTCCATCGGTTTTTGTAGCATAGGTACGATTGATTGTAGCCCATACATCAGACCAAGTGGTCAGAGTACCGATTTGAACAGGAGAAAGTTGTAACGAATCTCCGCCACCTATAGTTGAGTTTAGACCTAATTGTCCTAATCCATTTTCACCAGTTGCATATAATCCATTGCCTCCGGCTACAATAGCTGAATTAAATAGTAAATTTACACCGGCATATGTCCAATTTGTTAAAGTTCCAATTTGTACAGGCGAGCTTCTATTAATTATTGATTCTGTACCCAAACCCCCATTTATATTGTATCCCCATGACCATAAAGTTCCATTGGTCTTTATAGCAAATGTTGAACTTGTACCAACAAATACATTCAACCAATCCGTTAAACTTCCTATTTGAACCGGCGAGCTTCTTGCGAATCCAGAATTATCACCAATCTCACCATATGTATTTACACCCCAACCCCATAAAGTTCCGTCGGTTTTAATAGCCATACTATTACTTCCACCAGCCGATACTTTTGACCAATTTGTAAGAGTTCCGATTTGAACGGGTGAACTTCTATTCACAACAGTACCGTCTCCAAGTTGTCCAGAAGCATTTATACCCCACCCCCAAAGCGTCCCATCCGTTTTTACTGATATTGTGTGAGTAGCACCAGAGGATGCAATTGACCAATTATTTAGTGTTCCTATTTGAACAGGTGAACTTCTACTTGTTACATTATTTTGTCCGAGTTGCCCAGAGCCATTGTTACCCCATGACCATATTGTATTATTTGTCTTTATTGCAGTCGTATGTATACTTCCAGCTGATATGGAATACCAATCTGATAGAGTTCCTATTTGTATAGGTGATGAATATGATGTTGTGTTGTTTACTCCAATTTCTCCATTTGAGTTTCTACCCCAACCCCAAATTGTACCATCTGTTTTTATTGCCATTGTAGAAGAAAACCCAGTCGATACATTTGACCAATTATTTAGTGTTCCGACTTGAACAGGTGAACTTCTATTGATTGTATTATTTAACCCTAATAAACCAAATGCATTACCACCCCAAGCCCAAAGTGTACCATCTGTTTTTATAGCCATGGTTTGTGATGTACTTGATATTACAGACCAATTTAAATTATTATCAATTTGTGTTAATTGTAATGGTCGTATTCCAAGTTGTCCATTTGAATCATTACCCCAACCCCAAATTGTACCATCTGTTTTAATAGCTATAGAGTGGTTCTCACCAGCAGAAACTTTTGACCAATTTGTTAAAGTACCTATCTGTACCGGAGAGCTTCTATTTATGGCAGTACCATCTCCAATTTGAGCAAATGTTGAATTTGAACCCCATGCCCATAGAGTACCGTCGGTTTTTATTGCAAGTGTATGATTACCACCAGTCGATACCCTTGACCAATTTGTAAGTGTACCTACTTGAACAGGTGATGATCTTGGTATAACATTGGTTTGACCTAATTCACCATTTGTATTACTACCCCAACCCCATAAAGTTCCATCTGTTTTTATTGCCATTGAGTGAGAATTATATGAACTAAAATTAGATGTCCAATCAGTTCCTGTTCCAATTTGTGTTGGAGACCATCTAGACGATATATTACCCAATCCAAGTTGACCAGTGGTATTAATACCCCATGACCAAAGGGTTCCATCGGTTCTTCTTCCTATTGTGAAGGCGTTAGCTGCTGATATTTTTGACCAATTTGTATCAGTTCCTATCTGAACAGGTGATGACCATACTGTTATATTTGTACCTATTAAATTATTTGTTCCTAATTGACCAAGTGCATTATCGCCCCAAACATAAAGATTTCCACTTGTATTTATTGCAGCTACACTTGATGGTAAAGATGCCCAGTTTGTTAGTGTACTTATTTGCACAGGAGAAGAACGTGTAATGATAGCACCATCAGTTACAGAATAAGTACCACCTCCAATATACCAAAGGGTTCCATCAGTTTTTATCGCAAGTGTGCTTCCGTATGCTGACATGGATGCCCAATTTGTTAATGTGCCGACTTGAACAGGTGAACTTCTACTTATAGTGTCATTCAATCCTAATAGTCCGGTTGAATTTGAACCCCAAGCCCAAAGAGTTCCATCTGTTTTAATCGCATATGAACTATCTCTTGATTGATTGATTATTGCCCAATTTGTTAAAGTTCCAATTTGAACAGGAGAACTTCTTGATACAGTTGTTCCGTCTCCAAGTTGTCCAGACCCGTTTGCACCCCAACCCCATAGAGTTCCATCTGTTTTTATAGCCATAGAAGTTGAACCATTGGTCGCTGATACTTTTAGCCAGTTGGTAAGTGTTCCAATTTGAACAGGAGAATTTCTGTTTATAGTAGTTCCATCCCCCACATTACCAGCAGCACTGTTATACCCCCATCCCCATAACGTTCCGTCGGTTCTAGTTGCTATTGTGTGAGCGACTCCGCAACTAATATCATACCAACCAGTTCTGGTTCCTATTTGAACTGGTGATGACTTATTCACAGATGTTCCGTCTCCAAGTTGTCCATATGTTGAATTCCATCCCCATCCCCACAAAGTACCATCTGTTTTGATAGCCATTGAGTGAGAACCACCTATTGCTACTTTTGACCAATTTGTCAAAGTTCCTATTTGAACAGGTGAACTTCTAGATATTGTTGTTATGTCACCTATTTGACCGAATGTATTTTCACCCCAAGCCCAAAGAGTTCCATTAGTTTTTATAGCAAGCATATGACGACTTGGACCACTTGCGGTTGCCCAATTTGTGTTATTATCAATTAGTCTTGGAAGTGAGTAAAATAATCTTATACCAGATTCTCCATTTGTATCATTACCCCAACTCCACAGAGTACCATCTGATTTAATACCCATTGTATAAGAATAACCAGCGTCGGTATCAGACCAAGTGTCTATATTCAATCTCGTTGGTGTTATTGGTTCGTTACCGAGTTCACCTGATGTATTTAGACCCCAACCATAGAGTGAACCGCTGGTGTCTATTGCCATGATGTGTGAGGCACCAGCTGATATTTTAAACCAATTTGTAAGTGTTCCAATTTGAACGGGTGAACTTCTACTTATTGTATTATTTTGTCCAAGTTGTCCGTCCGCATTATATCCCCACCCCCAAAGAGTTCCGTCTGTTTTAATTGCAAGAGTATTAAGATTTCCAGCTGAAACAGATAACCAATCTGTTAAAGTACCGATTTGGACAGGCGATGACCTATTAATAATTGTTCCGTTACCAAGTTGACCATACAGATTATAGCCCCATGTCCATAATGTTCCGTTAGTTTTTAAAGCAATTGTGTGTGAGCCACCTCCGGAAATATTTAACCAATTACTATCAGTTCCTATTTGAACAGGTGATGATCGAGATACTATATCACGAAGACCAAGTTCGCCGTTTGCGTTTGCTCCCCAACCCCAAAGAGTTCCATTTGATTTTATAGCAAATGTATTTGTAGTACCAGCACTTCCACTCACCCATGTTGTTTCTGAATCAATTTGATATGGAACATATGTCAATATACTATTATCCGTTTGACCGAATGTACCATCACCCCAACCCCAAAGTGTATATTGAGGTGGAATGTATGGTGTATAACTTCTCGATACCTGTGTTACTATGTTTTTTATAAACGGCATAACTTATAAATTTTGTCCTCCTACAAATGAAAACCAAGTTGTACCACCATCTATCGTTACGAATGAAAATATATCTTCTTTACCATTTGTAGAAGTAAGTGTTGGTGCAGCTGCACTTGGCCATAAAAAACTAGCTGGCCATGTAATTGATCTTGCAGTTCCATCGGCAGTAAATATAATTGTAAAAGAAGATGCAGCGATTGGTTGAGTATTTGATATTGTCAAAGTAGTTACGTTTGCATTTAAATTTACATAAAAAATACCAGCGGTACTCAAATTCAATGTAAGTGTGCCACCACTAATTGATGCACTCGCACTTACTTCTGAAAGGGTTTGTACTCCATCAAGAGACCGAGACCAATTTGACATAAACAATTACTCCTTTTTACTATAATTATCCACTAACCTGAACAATATGTGTTACGGCATTCCAATAAATTGTTTTTGCAGTTTCACCCGTTACTCGTAATACTAATCTACCACCAATAGCAACCGCAGTTGCTGCCCATGCCGGTGTATCTTCTATTGCCGTGACTTGAACAGCCCCTACAAGAGCAACTGCCCCTGCATTATTATCTATAGCACCTTGTAACCAATAAGCAGCACTTTCATTATCAGCATCCGTTCTTCTTGCAACAATATACGAAGTAAACATCCAAGTTGTATCATTTGGAACAGCAAGACCAGCTGGATTGTTCCATACGTTAAATTGAAGTGATGTTTGATTTCCATCTGTTGTACTACCCGACGCATAAACTTTATATTCTGGAAACGCAGCTGAGAAATCTCCTAATTGTGGTGTTGCAGATATAAGTCCACCGTTGAATGAACCAATAACACCAGGACCAAACATATGAGAACGGACAGAAGTTCCTGTATCTTTAAGAGTTATTTCCGATTGACCCCATTCGCTTCCATTTGTGTGTGTTGTCCATACATAATCAAGAAAACCAACGGTTGTGTTTTCCGTTGTACTCGTTTCTGATTCAAACTCGATGCCAACACCAAAACTTTGTGTGGCAGTTCCTGTTGTGTTGTTTATTAAATTTAGGTTTCGTATCGGTGCATTTGCAGTAGATGTACTCGATGAAACTGTAAGTACAGAACCGTTAAACGTTATATTTGCAGAACCAGTTAAGTCGGAACTACTTGGCCCACTCAATACCAATCTACTACCACTAAAGTTTGAAACACTTGCTCCACCACCGCTACCAAGTTGACTTGTAAGTGCAAAAGTTCCAGAAGACGTTGGATATGTTAGTGTTACGTCTACTGATGCTGAAATATATTTCGATAAGTATCTACCCATTTATTTCATCCAAAGGATATTCCAAGTTTTTGAAGAGCAAGTTCCAATACATAATTATCATCCATACCCCATGAATTTAGTTCTTCAAGTGTAAAATCAACATCATTTACAGAAACGATGGTGTTGTCTTCATCTAATAATGACAATCTACCGTAAGCGTATTTATCAGAAGAAAATTCTATTGTAACAAAATTCATAACAGCTTTTACTGCCGGTTTTGAAGTTTGTATTGGTTGTATGTTTATATTTGGTTCCATTATTAAATTACTCCGATATTTTCATAAACGTTATAGTAGACGACCATCGTATTGTCTTACTAGTTTGACCAGTTACATATAATCCAAAATTAGAAAAGTTAGAAATTTCTATCGAAACATCCCATGCACCACCAGATGTATCGGCTATACTTTCTATAAGTGGTGAACCAACGATATATGCAGTTCCACTATCATTTGAAATAAGACCACTAACTCTCCACATCGCAGATTCTCCATCTGCATCAGTTCTTCTGGCAACTACCATACCTGTGAAGGCATATGTTGCAGGGGAAGAAAGTGAAAATCTAGTAGACACAAAATCCCCGTCTACAAATAATTCGGTTTTTGTATTTGTATATGTAGTTATATAAAATTGTGTTTGATATTCTTGATTGTCCCCATCAGTAGAAAATCTACCACCAGACCAAATACGTGAATACGGTATATCACCTTTTGCACGGTTTCCACCTACGAGTGAGTAATATCCATTATTTGATGCAGAAACATAATATCCTATTGTTGTTGCACCAACTCCTTCGTTTCTATTATTTACTCCCAATGAAACAGCATTGGTTGCAGTAACGATACTACCGTTTCCAAGTGCAATACTCGTTTGTCCTGTTGCATATACACCATATCCAATAGCAACAGCACCTAATGCAGATGCTCGGTTGAATGAACCTATGAGTATAGAGTTATTACCACTTGCAACATCAGCTGCATTTATTCTTGTAGTTCCTAAATCAACAGCATTTTGTCCACGTTTATTTCCACCTGTTGTAGTTGAATCGGGAAGTTGTCCAAGAATAGCACCTGAACCTTTTGGTTGGATAACAACATCAATATTTGTTGCAGAACCGCTAGCAAGTAATCTAGAAGCAAAAACTGTATTATTTGGACTAGTCGTTTCTAATGAACTTGTAAATCCAGTTACTACACCACTTAAACCAGATGTTCCTGAAGAACCAGATGTACCCGAACTTCCCGAAGTTCCCGAAGTTCCCGAAGAACCAGATGTTCCCGAAGTTCCCGAAGTTCCCGAAGAACCAGATGTTCCTGATGAACCTGATGTTCCCGAAGTCCCCGATGAACCAGAAGTTCCAGAAGAACCTGAAGTTCCTGATGAACCTGATGTTCCGGATGTACCTGATGTTCCGGATGTTCCCGATGAACCAGTTTGTCCTGATGTTCCTGAAGAACCTGATGTTCCTGATGTTCCTGAAGAACCGTTGGCTCCAGATGTTCCTGAAGAACCGTTGGCTCCAGATGTTCCTGATGAACCAGTTTGTCCTGATGTTCCTGAAGAACCGTTGGCTCCAGATGTTCCTGATGAACCATTGGCTCCAGATGTTCCCGATGAACCTGATGTTCCTGAAGAACCTGTTCTCC